TTACATATATTGTTCTACATGTTCAATTTCTTTTTGTAATTCTTTTTCATCGTACTTATCATACTTACCAGCTTCATGTGCAATCTTTTTAATTTCATGCATAGCTCTTTTCTCAACAAGCCATTTTTTCATACTATGTTTTTTTGCATCTTCATTTAGAGAATCTAATTCTTCTAAATTTGAATCCAGTTTGTTCAAAACATCTGCAATTTTTACTAATGCTTTTGCTTCTTTTTCTTCATAGTTTGACATAATAGATAACACTCCTTAAGTATTTGATACTTTAAGTTTACTCCTCTATTATTTTATTTGCAAATAAAAATATATGGACCATACAGGACTCAAACCTGTGACCGAACGGTTATGAGCCGTTTGCTAATAAAACTATATCCATATATTTTATTTAGAAAGTTTAATTCATTTTAGTTTCTTAAAAATTTTTCTTTACTTGCACTATATCAAATTGTTATACTAAAAGTGTAAAAAAAGTCAGAAAAATTTAACTTGATACTATTTTTGTAAAATATTTTAACGGAGGATGAGAAAATGTCAATGAATGATTTAGCTAACCATGTAATTGCACGTGCCCAACATAACGGAAGCGGTATTACTAATTTGCAACTTCAAAAAGTACTCTACTTCACGTTAATCGATGGATTAAAACAAGAAGTTATAGATGAATCGTGGTTAAGCAAACAATATGATTCTAATTTTTTTGTTTGGCGATATGGTCCTGTAGTTAAAAATATTTACGAAAAATACAGCGTTTATGGTGCAGCGAAAATTTTTGAACCTAAAAAAGAAATAGATGAATTTGCCAAATTGAATACTATTATTGATTACCGATTAAAACAAAAAGTATCTGAACTAGTAAATGAAAGTCATACTCATAATCATTGGCTATCTAATAAAAAACAAATTGAATTTGGTAGAAGTAACATACCATATCGTTTGGAGGACTTAATTAATGCAACAAAGTAACAATCTATTATCATCTGAAGAAATACAATTACTAGAGCAGAATTACATTAATAGTGATTCTGCTCCTTTTATAGAAAAAATTTCATATATTTATCAAAATTATACAACTAGAGATTATGAAATAAATGCTTTACAAGTTGAATTCCAAACTCTATATAGGGAAGCATCAAAAATAAATCCTGCAGCTCTCCCATATTCCAATTTAACTAGTTTAGTATTTACTGATGAAGAAAATTATACCGATGGATTTATCTCTGATCTTAAAGAATTTATCACAAAGCAATTTGAAGAAAAAAAACAAAAAAATAACCTAACTATTGAAGATGAAAAAGCTATCTCTGTTTTGATAAAAACTACTGAACATCTTAGTCTAGCGTTAAGCCAAAAGAATAGTTTATACATAGAACAAAAACTAGAATTTGCAAAATTAGAAAAAAAATATATTGAAATTAACACAGCTCTTAAAGAAACTGAACAAAAATATATAAAATATAAAACTAAATACGATAAAATGACTATAGACTTTCTCAGTATGATGGGGATATTTTCTACAATCATTTTTTCTGTATTTGGAGGTTTGTCCCAAATTGGAGCTATCGGTGATAATTTATCGGAAACTCCTATTTCTAAAATTCTTATGTATATATCTTTATCTGCAATAATTCTCATACTCATTATATTCTTTTCTTTTAATGCCATTTCTAAATTAACAGGATTAAAATTAAAAAGTTGCACATGTACTGAAAACAACTGTACATGTGCAGTTAGTCATAAACATCCTACGTTATACTTTAGTTTGTTCTTTTTTATAGATCTTTTTCTATTTTCTTTAGTTTTAAAAGCTTTAGGAAACTCTAATTGGATATTATCTGTTAAAGATATATTTGATTTCAAAAATGATGGCATAATAAAATTTATTATTTTTATTCTATTTCTATCATTTAATGTTTACGTACTAATTCGAAAAAAAAATTTTTTGAAATTCATTTAAAAAGCTTCTACATCATTATATAAAACAGACCACCTAATCAGGAAAAGTGGTCTGTTTTTTGAGTTCAATAATTTTTATGTAAAAAGTTGCCGCCTCGTTTGGGAAAGGCGGCAAGAGGTAGTAATAAAATGAAAAATAAAACTGTTTGGTAAATACATTTTACCGCTTTCTTTTTTGAATTTCAACAAAAAAATGCACCTATCTTAGGACTTGGAAAAGATAGGTGCACCCTTCTTGTATTATTAATAAAAGAAGGTCAAATATGGAAATATCAAAAGGTAACTATATTTTAAATCAGATACTTTTAAATTTCAACCTACTTAACTAAAAAATAATAGAGTTACTTTCAAAGCAACTCTATCAACGATTAGAATGTAAAGAATGCTCTTCCTCATGAAAAAGCTCTTTCGCAAGGTACATGCTTATTGTATATAAATTTATTTTATCTTTCAATAAAGAAATGCGCTTTATTACAAATATGAATAAAGCGCATCGAGAAACCAAATGACCTCATGAGAGATCACAGTTAGTTTAAATTATTTTTTGAAAAACTTCAATGACTTTAAATAAAAAAACTCCTACTGAAAGACGGAGCAGTAGGAGTTTTTCGAGTGATAAAACTTTGTTAGAAACAAAATTTTTAAATGAGAAATCTGTAATTATTTTATCGAATATGTACTTAAATTTCAATGCTTATTTTGGATATTATGTAATAACTATTATCATTAAAACAAATGATTTATATAGATAGAAAAGAACAGCATACTAGCTGTTCTTTTCACGAATAAATTTGTTAGAAGTGATGTATTTTCCACTAAAGCCTAATCAAATTTTACATAAATTTATTCTAAATTTCAACAATAAAAAGCACCCTATCAACCATCGCGATAGAGTGTGAACGAGAAATTTAATAATGTACCAAATGTAAGGATATTATAAAAAATTTTGAGAGATTTTTCAATACTTTTTTGCTTAATATCCTGTTCCAAAAGTATTGTCATTTTATTACGTTTGGAATTTTATTTGCTCTCTTTACCTATCCTGTATCCCCACGAAAAACAACTTAATGCCAATGCGATTATTGAAAGTATGACCGCTAACATATCAATCACTCCAATTTATGCATATTCTAATAGCCAGTTCCCCATGTATTATTCGGATCACCATCATTTGGACCAACAGGAATGTAAATTCTTGTTCCGTTTGAATCAGAACCTCCTAGCCAAACATAGCCGTCTGCTACATGAACAGAATCATATCGGAATTGTGCGCCTTTTGGCCAGATACCATATACTGGCGCATACAGACTAGGTGAGCCAGTACGTAACACAATCCCTTCATTTACACCGATAGTAAAAACTTTAGCTGGTTTAGGTTTGCTATTTTCCCACAATTCCGCAATATCGCCATCGTTCGCATAACCTAATAATTTACCACTATTCTCAATACGATATAGGTTTTTACGACCGTCTAATTTCTGTGTGATTGTACCAACCTGAGTCCATAAAGTATCTGCATTAATGTGTTGTTCGATTGGCGCATCTGGGTTTTTATAGATCGTTGTAAAGCGAACATTCTGCCCTACTTTATATTTAGGCTTGTTTGGTTTGCCAGGATTTACAATAACATCGTGACCATCTTCTGGAAGTCCAGTTTGTAAGTCTTGGGCCAATTGTGCTTTGCTAATCCCCCAACTTGCTAAATAACCGTAAGGATCTGTATGATCGCCCCACCAATTTTTAGATACCCAATCGTGCGACACAATTCCGTATCCTGTACCATCATCTAAATCAAATGTTGAGCCGATTTGAGTTGCTAAATCACGAATCAAATTAACATAGGCTGCATAGTCTTTCTTGAACGTTTCTTTGTTATTCGTTCGTGCTAATTCGATTTGTGCATAGGCTTTTGCATTCGCTGTTGGTCCTGCGCCCCATTGAATTTGCCCTGCTGGTGCTAATTGTTTCACTCGACCACCAGAACCAACAAAATAGGAAACATAGGCATTTTGCCAGTTTCGTTTCATATATGCTGTTTCATTATCTAAACTGTTTGGACCAACATTGTTTCCATTTCCTGACTCATGTAACACAATTAATTCATTGGTTGCATAGCCAGGAAAATAACCACCAAAATTGATTGGGTCTTGTTCAATTTGGTAAGCATTTGCGCCAATTGGTAATATAAAACTTAATCCCATTCCGACAGCTACTAATAATTTAACAGTTTTCTTCATAAAGACACCTTCCTATTTTTTATTTTTTAAATTTTTTATGAAATCTTCAAACAGTTCCGTAACTACTCCCATCTTCTGATAGTTCTCAAATATCGATTTAATTTCCATCATCAGATAACCAACATACAGAACATATAGCAGCCCCACGCCAGCGCCACCAGGTACCAACGGTGCTAAGGGAATGAAAAAAAGCAGCAAGACAATACTTGCTACTTTCCTTAATATTCCGTTGATTCCTATTTTACTTTTAAACTCAATTTCTGGATTTATCTTGGCTGCGATAGTACCACTAATAAAATCAATAGTCATTGCAATGCAAATCAACATTAAAACATATACCGCTTTATGCTCTTGATCTACTACGAAACGTTCTAAAAAATCAAATACCGCCAAACCTACTTCCCTACTTTCCAACGATTTCTTTCGCTTCTTTTTCTGTAATGCAAAGTGGGACAAACTCCATTACTTGTTCATCTGTAAAACAGCCCCAGTCATACATCATTTTAATGTCATCAAATGAATACATTATTTTGCACCTCCGATTTGTTCTTTAATCGCATCAATTTCTTTAGTATTTTGAAGAGAAGTAAGCATAGTCTTTGAATTGATTTGAGCTAATGATTCTGCTTTAGCAGTTAGTTTTTCATTTGCTTGTTTTAAAGTAGCGTTATCTGCTTCTAATACTGCTGAAAGGTTTTCTAACAGATTTAATTTCTTCGAATAATCTTGCGTGACCGCTTCTTCCCATTTTCGTTCCGAGAAATTAAAGAATTGTGATTGTTCATTTGCTAAACCTTCAAGTGGTTTTTCTTCCACGTATGGTAAAGCAACGTTGTATGTGTCACTTACTTCTTGTGGTTCATAGCCCACAGGATACAAAACTTTATAAATAGTTTTCATCTATGTCATCTCCTGATTATAATCTGTTTTTAGCAATATAAGTGATTGTTCCCCAATACCACGTGTTTTTTGCGATGGTTGTTTGAGCTGATATTCTAACACCACTGACAAATTTAACAATTCCGCCACTCCCAACACTATTAATTAACGGAAATAGTTTGTCCGTGTTCGGTTGAAATTCTGCTGGTATTCCCCAAACAATCGTTTGATCTTTTGCAAAATCTTTATCGATTCGCGTTTGAATCGTAAATTGAACAGTTACAATGTCACCGTAACGTTCAAAAGTTACAGATCCACCTTGTAAAGAATCAAGATCAGTTGGCGTAAATGATTTATATTTTAATCCATTTTGAGTTAATACTGCGTTTCCTTTTGAAAGACATCCATCTTGAAAATCCTTAGTACCTAGAATAGTCTCATTTCCAACAGCCTTTACTAATTTACCTTCAATACCATCGATAGCATCTGCGTGTGTCTTCATATACTTTACAGTGCCATTTTCTTTTAATTGAACAATATCTGTTGTCATTACACTTCTCCTACCTTTTCAAATGTAATTGCTGGCAATCCATCTAGTTTTGTTTTATCTTCTTTAGACATCAAGCCATTTTTTATTGAGGTTGCAACGTCTGTCGTTGTTGCATTTTGTCCTGCTGGACCTTGCGGACCAATGTCTCCTTTATCTCCTTTTGGACCTTGTGGACCTGGGTCTCCCTTTTCACCTTTTAATACTTCTGGTTTCCCTTCCACGGCATTCCAATGTGTTTGAGGAAATACCTGTGTTCCTCCTTGTTTTACTTTAACAATGTCTGTCATTGTACTTCGCCTACTTTCTCAAACGTAATATCAGGTATTCTGTCAATGACTTCTTGGACTTTTTGGTCAACATATTGTTGATTCACTCCACCACCATCGCCGCCACCAGTTGCTGAAATCACACCATCTTCTGAAATAGAGATATTCGCTCCAGCAGTATAATTTTTCAGTTCTTCCAGTTTCAATTTTAGTTCAGTGGTGAAATTTTGATCTGTTTGTTTTACCGCAGACAACGTGCCGTCTTCTGCAATTTCTAATAGTTGGCCAACCTTTATTCCGCCCAGTTCGTCTGTGGTAGCGATTGGAAGAATATACACGCCTCCCTCGCCATTTGACAATCGTTGAAACATTTCAGAAGTGATAATACCGTCTGTTTCTTCTGTCGCATAAGGAAGTTCTGTCAGTGCATTTTCTAAGCCTAGATCTGCTTTAGTGATAATTACTGCCCCAGTGTATCCATTAACAGATAATACTTTTGATTGACCCGCAATAATTTTTTCTAATCCTCGAACAGCGGATGCATGTGTAATAGGATAAAACTGACGTTCCACGCCATTTTCTTCGGTTTCCATCATTCGTTTTACTTTAACCACTTATTTCACCCACTTTTTCAAACACATAAGCGTTCTGTTTTGTATCATCAACTGTTGCGATAACCAATGCCCCATCGATCGCAGGATAATCAACTGTTCCAACAATTTCTGTTTCATGATTCAGTGAAAAAGCATCATCTTGTAAAATAATCAAGTCATTTATTTCGCCATATTCTAACGTATATAAGCGTTTCTCTAATTTCTGATACAAATATTCCATATCTGCCAATAAACGTTCAGAAATTGAATTATGGCGCACTCCTTGAATGTCTACACGTGCATCCATTAGCTCGGCTAACATCGTACCGCCAGGATCAATCGTTTTTAAAATATCTTTGATTGATTCGAACCATGAAGTGAAATCTGTTTTTTGCGCATCTCGCCACGCTTCGAACTCTTCTTTTCTAGCATTCATCCAATCAGTAAAATCGCCCTTATTTTCGTTGATAAAAGCGGTCATGTCTGCGATTAAATCTTCAATGGACTGCCAATAAGAGCCCATTTCGCCTTCTGTTTTCGAAGCAGCATTCACTACAAAGTAAGAAAAGTTTTGCGTTGCACCAATCAGGTTATCACCTTTATGAATACTGAAATATGCTTCTTGTCTGTGTAACGACTGCATAGAATATTCATCAAAGGTATACTGAATAATCCCTTTTTTGGCATTCACAATTTTTGCTGAACGTTGAATCGGATATTTATTATCAATAACCGATTCAAAAAAAACTTCGCAACCTGTTAAATCAAGTGGCAAAGCATTTTCAACTAGTATAGCTTCTAAGACTTCTGTGTTTCGATTTCCTTGTCGTACATTCTGAATCCCAATGTAATTGTAAGGTTCAGTTGTACTTAGCGTTGCTTGCCATTTAACCATTGAAAAATCCTCCTTTCGTTATTTTGGTGGAATAACAATCGATTGAATAGAATTAGCAAAATATAATCGGTCATATTTTGCGACAATTCGCCCTTGCTCGGCGTTCTGTTCTATGGTTTGGATACGTCCGTTATTTAAGCCGTAAATCACGCCCGTGTGACCATATGTTGGGTCTACTGTCCAACCTGTTCCCCATTGGCCACCTCGTCTAATATTGACGATTGCTCCTACTACTAAATCTTGATACGTTGGATTTTGGATTACTCGCCAACCTACCGCATTCCAATCATATGCTTCACCAATATCTGCAGCAGATGATGTATCACCAATTACATGTGAAAAGCCATAAATTGTTCCTGCACCTAAACCGCAGCCGCCCATAAAACCAGAATATTCGGCTGGAACGGCATAACATTGCCCATTACCAAGCCATTTGCCCATTAAGGTCTCCAAATGTTCTATCCCAGCTTTTCCTGTTGCAGTAGAAGCTTTCAAATCTTTGAATTTGTCATACCATGCTTGTGCATAGTTTTGTCTTTCTGGATGTGCTGCAGCTGGACGTTCAAAGTTTAATTCAAACGCATAAGCAGCGGTTTTAGGTGAGCTGACAACTTTAAATTCATCAACTGTTAATGGATTTACTTGTCCTAACCATTGCCCATTGAACATACACCAATTAATTAATTGAGCTTGGGCTAATGACGTCCTATAGTCTTGTTTGATACCTGCAGCTGCGATTAAGCGTTGTACATATTCTCGGCCATTCCAAGTTGGTGCGCCTACCAATGGATATGCTGAACCGTCCCATTGAACCCATCCGTAAGCTGGACCGCCTATTTGTTCGGTATCTGGGTTCATACTTGGACCAACTTCTCCTTGTACATTTCCGAGGATACCTGCAGCTGCTGCTTTGCTGTATCCGTTAGCCAATAGGTAACTCCATAAGTCCCAAGCAAATTTATCTGCATCGCTTGTAACTTCGGATGGATAACCACCTGTACCAGCTCCAGAACCGCCACCACCATTTTGACCAGGTATAACTTCTTTGCCATTTAAAAATAACTTTTTAGCGTGAATCGTACTATCCTGACCATCTATTCCAATAAAATAAAAATCATTTCCCAAATGAAATTGCTGTCCCCCTGCAATAGCTATTCCAGTACCTTTTTTATTAGAAAAACCAATAACGTTGGTCTTTGGATCATCACCAGTTATAAGAAGTGAGTTACCATCTTTTATAACTGGATTTCCGTTTTCATCTCTTAAATCAGGAAAAGGATTTCCCTTTGTTCCCATTGAACCAACGTGATTAGCCCCATTCCAAAACTCCATTCCTTTTTTGGTTAACTGCATAATTTTTTTACTGTTATTTCTGATTTCTAACAAACCATTTACTAATCTCAATACATCGCCTGTTTTGTTAAAAGAGTTCTGAAATACATTTGCATCGATAATTCCTGTTTTAATAAAGTTCGCATTAAACTTACCATCTAAAGTCCATGCTGTAGAAAATGGACCTTGCCAGCCTTTAGAAGAAAAACCTATGCCACTTTTATTAATTCTTAGTACTAATTTTGCTTTTTCTAATTTAGCATTATCACAGAAAAATAAATCTGTAGGTCTGTTTTTTGGCCACCAAATCACGTGACCACCATCATTTCCTGAAATAATATTTGTCACAACATCAATAAAATTACTTGCATATTGTTTACCTGTATAACCTTTTAATGTTTCAGCAATTTCTTGCTTTTGTTTCTCAAAAAACGTATATTTTGTATCTCCTGCTTCTAAGGATTCTACTCTTTCAGCTAAAGAATCATAAACAATTTTTGTTACTTGTGCAGTGATTTTTATATTATATCTTTCATGGAAAACATCAAACGTATCAAATAAACCAATTGTTCGAAACGATTTAAATCGTTTTGCTAAAGCTGAATCTTCCATTTTTCTTATATTTAATTCAATGGATACTTTAGGTTTGTCACAATTAGGATTTAGTGAAGAGAAATATTTTTTTGCAACGTTGTTTAAACTAGTTTGATTCGTAACTCCTTGTTCTTCTGTAAATTGCACATATTCTGAATAAATCTCTCCATCATAATGATTAATATAGGGAGAATCCACTTTATTCCCGTATATTCTTTCGGTTTGCCCTTCGTTATTCTGAACATCTGCATATGGAAAAACTCTTGTTAATAAACCATCAAAATTAATATCTACTTTTAATCCTGACAGATTTTTTCTATATCTAAACGTTGTAACATGGTCTTTTCCACGTCTACTCAATAGAGAAAGTTTAAATGGTTCATGTTTCATTTCACCGCCATAAATTTGGTTGAAAGAACCATCTATCCCTTTTATGCACTGCAAAGGATTTGTCACTTCAATACTTGTAGAGCCAACACGAGTAATATTACTAAATAATCGAATATCACTTTGTTGATCCATCGCTTTTTCTAAATGTCCCATTGCTTCTTCACAAGTGGCTCGTTCAAACGTTAATTTTTTAACCGCACGATTTCCTAATTTCATTGTTCGAGATTTTGCATAAACATATAAAACGCCTGTAGCCATATCTTTGTAATGATTATAGATATAAAAAATATGGTAATTATCTTCTGCGTTAGGCTTACATTTTATTTGATAATTATGATCTTCTAATTGCTCTGAATACTTAGCATTAATTGGAAAAGCTAATTCAGCAGTATAGGCTCCATTTCCTTCTTCTGTCACCAGACACTTTTTACAATCAACAAGAACGCCAATTCCTCCTGCTTCAAAATCGGTATCTGTTGGACTATATAAAATAGGCTTCATATCTTTGTTTGCCACCTCGGTTCTAAACTAATCTTTCTTACATTGCTACTCCAAGTAATATGGTTTTCTCCTGCATCTAAATACGGATACGTTTGATTGCTCAATAACTTTTTATGTTCATTTACTAAGATTCCATCTACTTCTCGGTACGTTTCCATTACATCAGGATCAGAATCAATAATAATATCTGATGTAACGTTAGAAAATTTTGTTTCTCTTCCGTTGATTGAAATAGTTATATTGCCAGAACCATATATTTTAATCTTAGGATAAGAAATATAACGTTCTGGATTAAAAATAGAACCTTGCTTATCAAGATAAATTGGATGCATACCGAAAACATTTTTCTTAAATGGAGCAATACTCAAATCAAACGAAAAAGGAACTCCTCTTAATGTCTGAGAAGTCCCTTCAAAATTAGGTTCATTTATTACAATTGCTTGGTAAATATAACTAGGGTCCCAATAAGCTACAAAATCTACATACTCACCTTTGGTATCTAGTGCTTCAGTGATTAAATCTTCATAATGCTGAATACGATCCATAGTAGGTGATAAATAAAAACACTCCAAGGTTTGTTCTACATTGGTATAGTAACCACCATCATTGACAGCTAGTTTATTTAATCCTGAAACTTCTTCAAGAGTAAACACTCTTTTCGCTTTTTTCTTTTTTGGTCTTTCAGTAATAAATGCATTAAACTCTTTGCTCCAATGATTTCCTAATTTAAACCAACCATCTAACATATTATCACCCACCAAATACTTCTTTATTTTTTAAATCAACAAATTTATAGGTCAAATATTCTGCAATTTGATCCATTGTTTCTTTTGGCAAATTCCCATAAGCCGTTAAATGTAAATGAATTTCATCACTTACTTGTTGTTTAGATAAACTTTTATCTACCGCTGTTTGGATATACCCCATTAACTTATCTAACGGTGCGACCGCTTCTTTTCCAGCTTCACCGCCACCTAACAACTTATTTCCAGAAGCGCCAAAGATTGTTGGCTTAGTTAAAATCCCTCCATCAGCAAACCATTTCACATCAATACCTGATGGATAAGAAATATTTTTACCAAATATCTTTTTCGAACTCCATTTCAAATCAAAATGAGGCATTGGTGGTAGTTCAATTTTTGGAAATTTTAATCTTAAAGATTTAAAAATATTTTTTACAGCATTTACTTTGTCCTCGAAAGAACCAAATAAAAAGCTAGTAACTGTCTTAACTGAAGAAGATAAGATTTTAAATGCCGAATCAGCAGGATCTGAAAAACGTGCCCAAAATTCAGTCCACCATTTCTGTAGCCTATCCCATTGTTTTGAGAACCATTCTGTTATTGAACCCCAATTTTTTATCACAGCAATTACTCCTGCAATAATTCCTGTTACAGCAATAAGTGCTAAAGTGACTGGTCCGCCTAATATTCCTACTAAAGCAGTTAATGCACCTGCAACTCCAGCTAAAATTCCTACTATTGTTCCTACACCTAAAAAAGCCGCTATAAAAGTTTTAACTGGCCCTGGTAAATTTTGAAAGCTTTTAAGAATTTCTGTTAATCCTAATAATAATGGTTGCAATGCAAGAGCTAACTCTTCTCCTATTGGTACTAATGCTAGCTTTAAATCATTCCATGCACCTTGCATTTTTTGACTAGTCGTTGTCGTATCTTCATTTAATTTATCTGCTGCTCCTTGAACATCCTCATAACCACCTTTAACACTCATTAGAGAAGTTAATACTTTTAAACTATTATCTTCTCCTAGAGCACTCCAGACAGTGGAAGCTAAAGATAGTGCCTCAGTTTTATTCTCCATCTCACCTAAATCAGTAAGAAGTGACTGGATAACTTCTGCTTGAGAAGCTCCACCATTTTTAAATGATTCAAACAATTCTTTTGATTTTTGAGAGAATGAATCAATATTTTCTTCAATTCTCCCATCTGTTAAAGAAATTCCTATTTCCTTAACAACATCATTTACTTTATCTAAGTTGTATGCTCCATTTCGAGTACCATTTTCTAAAATTTGGAAAGTTTCAGAAGCAGTGAAGCCCATTTGAGCCCATAATTGAGAATACTCTGCCATATTATCGCCAACTTCATCTGCCCATGTACTTCCATTTCTTTGAAGTGCTACTGTAATCATGTCTAAGGCATGCTTTCCAGTAATTCCATAGTTTTCTTGCATTGCTGCAACACCACGAATTGTTTCTTTTAAATCTACTTCAAAAGTATTTTCTAACACTTTGGCATCTTGAACTAACTGACTTAAATCTTGATTGCTCATATCCCCAAGATTTTTAGACACTAAAGCAACGGCATCTGCTGCTTCTGACATATCCTCAAATAAACCACTACGAAAAACATCTGTTAATGCTTGTTCGTATTTTTTAGCAGATGCCGTGCCTGCTACCCCCATAGAAGCGTTTAATTTCTTTTGAGCATCTTCTACTTCTGTAAAAGCTTCAATTGTTTTTCCAGCCATATCTTTGGCTTTATCAGACATACCGCTTAAAGCTTCTCCTGCATCTAACAAATTTCCTTTACCTATTTTGTCATCGATTTCTTCTAAAGTATCACCAATTTTATCTAAAGCATCATCTGCTTTATTGGCATCACTTTTTAAACCGTTCAAATCAGAAGAAATTTTTTGCACAGAGTTCCCATCGTCAATGGAATCAAGTGTTTGCTTCATTTTGTTAATATCTGCAGTTTGACCTAACGCAGCTCTACCGATTTTATTTAATGCATTTTCTAGTTGAGAAGAATTGGCTTTTCCCTCTTTAATTGCGGCTACTAAACGAGTACCTAAAACATCCGAAAAATCGTTTATATCCGTTCCTGTAGCTTCAAAAAATGTAGATAAGCGTTGGGTATTTTGAGCTAATTTTTCTTGTTCCACTTTCATACTTGATAATTGGCCTTTATACCCATTTAAAGCCCCTTCAGTTGCCTCGATTTCTCGTTTAAACTTCCGATACTGCTCTTCGCCAATTTCTCCAGATTTAAATTGCCGTTCAACATCTGCTTGAGCGCCTTTCAAAGCTTCTAGCTTATTCGTGGTCAATTCAATTTGCCGAGAAAGCAATTCTTGTTTTTGCGATAATAGTTCTACATTATTCGGGTTTAACTTTAAAAGCCGTTCGACATCTTTTAATTCCTTTGATACATTCACCGATTGATCAACAATATCCTTTAAACCACTTGTAACGCCTTTTGTATCCGCATCAAGCGCAATTGTAATACCTGAGATTTTTTTCTTCGCCATAAATTCTCCTCCTTTCTAAAATGCATCAAAATCTGCCTGAGTTGCTTTTCTTGTTTTAATTTTTGGTTCTGATTTTTCCTGATGATTATCTATCCATTCTTGAACAAAATCTAAACATGCACCTATTTCCATTAATTGCATTTCTTCGTTAGATAATCCTACTTGTTTACATATAAAAAGAAATGACTCCGTGGTGAGTACTTCATCACTAGAAGCCATTTCATCATTTACTTTTTTTTTGATTGAATACTATGTGAAATTAATTCTTGGAGTTCATTGGCAAAATCTGACAAAGGTAAAGAATCTAAACTTTCTAACCAAGTAATTGGATCTGGAATACTTGAATCTGCTGCTTTGGCAAATGTCCATACAAAATTATACAACAAAGTTAACTCAACTCGTTTTAAATCATCATATGAGATATTCGTTAATTCAAACTCCCCATCCTCATTTTGATTGTCTAATGCTTTTGCCAAAGTTAATAAATCAGCAAAAAAATCGCTCCCAAACTGCATTTTATACCGTAAAGGAGTAGCTGCATTAGAAGCCAACCTGATTTTAGTCGTGCCAATTTCAATAGTTTTTTCCATGATTAAGCAGCTGCTCCTTTTTCATAAACTTTTGTAAACCATTTATCATAAACACTTGATGGAGTATCAGGTCGTGTTTTAGTTTTTACGGCTTTATCTGAAGGACGTGGACCAGCACTAAACGTTAGCTCAGAAGTGTTTGGATCGCCAGAATCTTTTGTTGTAGAGCCAATAGTTGGTCTGTTTGCAGTGCAATAATATAACACATGGCGAGTTGCTGTTTTATCTCCTTCAAATTGGAACATTAACGCAAAAGGAGAGGTTTCAGCATTTGCATACTCTGTTTGAACTTTATCCGCATCATCTACTTTTTCTCCTAAAATTTCCACTGCAAAATCTTCAGGGATTCTAGCGCATGTATATGTTCCGTCATATCCTTGATTGTTTGGAGAAGTATAGTAATCTACATTATCTGCTTTAAATTTGATTAAATCTCCTGAAGGCTCAATAGACAATTCAACCGCCCCAGGGAAACGAACAGGTGTACCATAAGTAATTTCCCCTGTTTCTGGATTTAACATTGCTTTTGCATAATATACGTTTTCTAAGCCAAACTCTACACGATTTTTTTCAGGACTTCCTACTCTTTCTTTTTGTGCCATTTTTCTTCACCTCTTATTAAATTGTAATTTCATATGCTTTTAAATACATCTGTTCAGATGCTAGATACGTTTCGTAAGTATCAAATGGAATTTTTGCTGTGTTCAACAATTCCTCTAGTTTATTTTCTTCACGAATATTTTTCGTATTCGTGTATAGTTCAATAACAATCTCTGTTTGTTTACAATAGACTTCATTGTCTGCGAAAAAATTATTACTTGTATTTTCGTAATAAAGTAAATAGGGCAACTCTGGAACTTGCCCAGGTTGCCATTCACGATAAGAAATTGGTAATTCCATTTTGTCTAATAACTGTTTCAATTCTTTTAAAGTCATTGTTACGTCAATCTCCTAACCAATTCTTTTTCTAAAGAAGCGATAGCCTTTTCTTCCGCAGCTTCTATATGCGGTTTAGCGACTACCTGGCCGACTTTTCGACCACCCCTCTTTAATGCATGCCCATTTTCTAATAAATGAGTCAAACGATAGGTTGGATCATTTTGATAAATTACTTGTTTTGTTGGCCCTTGTTTTTTCTTTCGCCAATTCCGTGCATATTTACCTGAACGTTTTGGACTATTTTGCTTCAATTCTTGATGCGTTTCTTTCGCTACTATTTCAGTAGCTTCTCCTACGTTGGTTTCAACTTCTTCCGTGTATTCTCGAACCATCTTACTGATTTCTTTAGAAAGTTCACTAATATGGATTGCCTTAGCCATTAGCATCACCTAAGCTCAAACGACAAACCACTTCAAGTTCTTCGTAACTCTTTTGGTACGTGCGAATAATTTTGTATTTTTTCTCTTCAAATTCAAGATAGTTTTCTCCAGAATATTCATAAGGATGAATAATAAATAAATGAATATTTTCTATTCCATTTTGGCCAGCTTGATAAAATTCTCCTCTACTGACGTTTTCTTTGCAAGCCATGACAGGAGTACGCTTATACTTTGGTATCTGATTGCCTATATCATCACTTGTAAAGCCATCATTTTCTAGAAGAACAATATCTAAATCCCATGTTCTATCCATTTTTATTCTCCTTTTCAGAAAGTACTAGATTATGCAAACGAAATTGTAAATTTCTAGGAAGAATACCTTCTCCTCTGGAGCGATAACGCCAAGCAGAATAATCCACAATAAACATCACATGAAGTTCATTATCTAAATCAATGGATATTCCTTGTTCTGTTTGCAATTCATTGACGACACTTTCAATAATCGTTGCTAAATACTTATCACGATTTTTTGACATAATTCCTAAATTTACTTTTAATAACTCTAGTGTTTGATCACTCATATTTATCACCTAATAAAAAGAGGGAACTATTCTGTTCCCTCTAATAATTTTAGTAACTCTTTTTTGCTAACATTGTTTTTATACTCGATGCCTTTTTCGTCAAGAATAGTTTTTAATTCAGGAATAGTCAGTTTACTTAATGAAGTTTCTGCCAGTCTTGACTCTGGCATTGTTACTCCCCCGCTGGATCTAATGTTACTTCTACAAACGCTTCTGGAAGAACTGGTTTACCGTCATAACGTCCTAATCCTCGAACAGCTGTTTGATCCTCTCTGAATTTATAGTGACCTGACATATCAACTCGAACAGATTCACGTTCTACTAAAGTATATTTATCAAATACACCAAACAAAATTTTATCTTGTGGTAAGTAATTATTGAAAACTACTTTTAATCCTAAGAAATTAGGTTCAGCCAAGTTTGGTAATTGAACAACATCTACACCATTAGAATTTACATGTAATGTTAACGTTGCAATTCGATTATAATAAGTTTGTCGATGCATTACTGCAACGATTTCTCCTGTGGCATCTTCCCCTGTATCAATTAAGCCCAATACTGGAATCAATTCTTCATACGTTGGTTTTTTCGTTACTTTATTTTTACCAGGAATTTTAGGAAGAATACCATCTGGTTGTTTGTTATCTTTCCCTGTTCCTGTAACAATTGCTTTATCTAATCCTTTTGCGATAGAGCGTGCAATTCGTTTTGTTAAATAATCATCTAAATTAATAACAGAATCTTCTAACAGAGAATTATCAATATAGACAATTCGACCAATTTTGAATCCGTCAAATTCAACTGCCGTTAATTTAGAATCGTCCTCTTCTGGTAATGCGCCTCGCATTTCTAACCAAGTAGCTTCGCTAGTATCTACATCTAAAATTAATTTTACACGTCCTTTGGCAATCACTTTATCTACTAATGGATAAAGAGTGGTAAAATCACCAATACGCTCACGAATACGATTAACAATAATATCTGGAATAATCAATTCTGCGCCGCTTGGTCCATCTGGCAATACTTGCCCATTGGCACGCATCTGTAATCTTTCACGTAATTCATTATAAAATTCTTTTACATCTGAACGTTCATGATAATCCATAAGGTTTTTGTTTCGAGCTTCTTTTTTATCTCCCATTTTTCTTTCTTCTCCTTTACCTGTTGGTTTCTTTTCATTTAATCCGTCTAATTCTTCTTGTAAGGAACGGATTTCTTCCTCTAATTCTTTTTTTTGCTGATCATGAGGCTCTTTTTCTTCATTAAATTTATTCACTTCATCTTCAACTGTTTGTTGTTCTTCTTCCGTTTCTGCTTCTTCAATGGCAGCCTCTAAATTCTTTTCTCGTGTTTCAAATTCAGCATCTTTTTCTTCTAATGATCGAAGTAATTCTGTTTTACTGGTAATTTTTCTTTGTAGCATAATTTGTTTTAATGCCATGATTAATTCCCCCTATTTTTTAATTGGCTCAATAATTTTTTACGCCATTGCTTTGTTTGTTTTTCACGGTATTGTTCTAATTGTGTATGTCTAGCTTGTACACCTGTATCTTCATATGCAGGAAACGTTACGACTGAAACCTCATGGAGATCGATTTCTTTTAATAGCCATTTAACCGTGCCATCTTCTCTCCAATCTGTTTCTTCATTCAGAATATTAAAGCCAAACGAGCATTGATCAACATCTCCTCGTTTCACACGTTCATAGAGATTTAGGGCATCTGAATCATTTTCATTAATAGTAATTTGTCCCCACAAACCTCTAGAATCAACACTTAACTTTAATGTTCCTGATTTATTTCTACCTAAAACCAAAGTGGTTTCATGATTGGTCAACGCTCGTATATCATTGCTCAAAGAGCCGTTAAATGCTTCTGGTGAAATTTCTTCAAAAGCACCTGGCCAAAGTTCCGTTTCTTGATTAAAAACAGCGAAATAACCTTCAATGATTTTTTCCCCTGAAGTTTCTTCTCTGGTAGAAAAAGTCGTTGCCATAGAACGTGTTTGATTTTCTTTTACAGTCAATCAGAGTCACCTCCCTTAAGTTTACTTTGTTCTCCAATCATTCCTTGAGGAATAAAGTTTTCTAAAATAATTAGCTCATCTAAACCAGGCTTAGGTGAATCTCCTATCATATTCAAGACATCATTCCCTGTATAGATTCCTCGAATATACAAATTCATCCCAATTTCCGCTAATTCTTTCGTGTCATAAGCCAATAAACTCTTAGAATTGCATTTAAAATACCAATTCGGATTTTCAAGCAAGCCCTTCGTTAACGTCTGTTGAAAAATATCTGCAATAGCTTTAATTCTTGTACGAACAAAATTGTTATACTCATCTTTATCAAATGAACCAACGCCCAAAATAAATGCTGGAACATCTAATAAAGCTGCTACTGTTTTTTTGTCTATTTCCACTGATTCATTAATCGCAATATCTTTTAAAGATAATGGCTTTACTTGTTGGACATCTAATAGTTCTGCTGGAATAACCCAAGGTTCACCTGGTCTAGATTCTCCTAAATATTTTTCTTTAATTTGATTTCTTCCTGCTTCACTTGCAAGATTTTCATTCATTGCATCTACTTTCACAATGACATTCGGCATATATTGCCCACTCATAAATGATTTTTTTGTTGCATTTGCTTGTCGTAAATTATAGGTAATATCCCTTAAAGGGATTCGATAACCCGTTCCTTTCCATGGTTGTTCTGGATCAGGATTAATTGCAAAATGTAAGACTTCATCTGGTGAATAAGTCGTTGAACCATATTTCACAGAATAGCCATCTTCAAGTTCAATAAAGCTAACTTTAGATGGTTTCAAGGGTCTTAATTCATGAATAAAACCATCTTTCATTTCAGGAAAAACAATAGCATTTCCATCACCAGGCAATAACATAGAATAAACAATGTTATAAACCCAATTTTTTCTAGTCATATATGAATAAGGTTCAATATCAATTTTTCTGGATAGTTCATTTTTCACACGAACATCGCCATTTTTTGAGTTTTCCATTAAATGAATGGTCATTCCCGACACCAAATCGGCTATTTTTTGACAAGCAGTTTTTACTTCTGGATTATCTGAAAGTCTTGTATAGCCTGGTACTAATATTTCTCTAGAAATATCAGACATAAAAAAACCAACCGTAGGATCACTTGAGCCTGATGGTTGGGGAAATTTTGGTTCTGAACGTATTTTATTTGCTTTTTTTCTCTTTTTTGCCACAAAAATCATCCTTTACTATTTAATATTTACGATTTAACCACTCTGTTCCGACATTTCCATAAGCCATATCTTCCAACATCTGGCAACAACTAAATACACTCGCATCGAATAAATCGATACGTTGTACCCCACCATCACCATCCAGTTTATCGTACTGAATCATATCATCTGTTTTTTCAATCGCTCGCACATTCTGAACACAATATTCGTAGGCATCGGAATGTAGGTAATAGAACTGTTTATTTTTGACTTTCACCTCGATATGACGGAAGCCTTCTGATTTCTTATAAAAGTATTGTGGTTGATCTTTAATTTTAAATCCTGCTTTTTTCATTTTAAAAAAGAACTCTCGACCAAACTTTTTATCAAAACCAACAAGTTTAATTTTGAAGCCTTTTTGTTTCATAGAAATAAACCAATTAACAATATCATCATGTAAAACGGTAGGCGTGTTACTCATCGTTAACCAACCATCTTCTTTCCAACCAAATAAAGGAATACCATCCTCTTCTGCTTTCTTTACTGCAGCTAATTTTGGGAAAAAAGCATGCGTAATACAAATATCTATTCCTTTATATGAGCCGTATAAAGCACCTGCCGTTAAATCATGTAGTTTCGATAAGTCCGCACCACCGTACCAAACAATAGGTAATCTTGCTAAATCATCTAATGTCCAATCGTATTGCATATCCGAACTTCTAAACTCATTAATATCGAAATAGGCATCCATTGCATTCGTAAAGACATTCAGCGTTTTATTTAAAAATTCTGTTTTTAATTGTGGTTCATTCATTGCCTGTGAAGCATCATCCAATAACTCTTCTAAAGTAACTGTGACATTAATGGACGGTGTACACATTTCTAAAACTTCAGGATCATCAATTGTGGTGATTTCTCCTTTACTATTTAAAATATTCCCTTCTTCATCTTGATCTGCTTTGCAAATAAAAATGAAATAAGAGTCATACGCAGAATCAGTAATTGACCCATTCAATACCTTCTGTAAAGTTTTTAAACGATTAGCTAAAAATCCATCAGGAATATCGCCTGCCGTTGAAATACCTATCAATAATTTATTACGATAAGCTTTCATCGCATTTTTCATCAACGTGTACTTTTTAGCACCTGCTCTTTTCCAAGAATGCAATTCATCTAATACCAAACAATTACAGTTTAAAGAGTCCAATTTATCTTCTTGGTTAGCAATTGCATAGATGTCACTTGTCCCATCTCCAAAATTAATTGAAATCGAATGTTCTTGATTGTTATCACGTATTCGTAATTTCTCGACATCTTCTTTCAATTCGTTCACATTATCCACTAAAAAATTAAAACACTCTAGTGTTTGTTTAACTGAATTTGCGACAATATAGGCTTTTGAACCAGAACGTCTATCTAAAATACTCTTTGCTTCAGTTAGCGCCGCGCTAAATGCTGTTTTCCCTTGTTTTCGAGGCAAAAAAATAAGCGCTTCTTTAAAACGCCGAATATCTGAATCTTTTTCAAAAAAACCAAATAGATTCACACAGACAAATTTTTGCCAGTCTGTTAACAACAATGGTTGCCCTTTATAACTTATACCATTCCTATCTTCTCCTTGGACGTGATGAATCGTTCCTTCAATCAAATTAATGACAAAATCAAATTGTTCTTGCCTAAAATCAATATCTGTTCGTGTTAAGTCTTTCAAAAACCTTTCGCATGCTAGTCTTCTATCTAAGTTTGCTAATATTTTACAATCAACAATTGCCCTCGCATAATTTAAAGCTGTTTCAAAATGCTTAGATGTAATTTTCGATAAATCCATCAAATCACATCTTTTGTTGCTCTAAAAGTTTAGCAAAAGCTGATTTTTCTTTTTTCGGCACTTCTACTTCAGCTTGATAGGTTCTAGCATTTAACATCAACCGATCTGAATACGTACCTATATCTTTTCTGAGGTTTTCTAAACTTGCTAAAATAGGTGACTTCTTCCCACCGCTTTTTTCTGTTTCCAAAATAATTTCATACCCTTGTTCTTCAAATTCACGGCTTAAATAGTTATATTGATAAACCATATCTGCATAAACCTCAATAATTTGATTGTATTGTGGCTTATACGTTCCTAACTCTTTCATATACTTGATTGTACGTTTTTTAATGCTTTCTCGTTTTGGAATTTTTTTAGCCAAGTTGTCACCTCCTCAAACTAAGATACATTACTGCGAAAAAAAGGGCTTTTTTCTGCACGGTTTTGACGACTAAAAATAACGCTAAGCGTTGATATTTAAACATTTTTCATTCAGGAAAAAATTTTTCAAAATCCTCTCGCTATTGGAAAAAGTTCCCATAACCGTTTTCCCTAGGCTCTTTTTCATTTTTCAAAAGGAGGGGGGCTTCAAGCGTTCACTTTTCCATTTTTCAAATTCTTTCCTTCGTTTTCTTTGCCAATACAACCCTTCACCAATAATTTTATTGTTTTCTCTATCGTGAAAGGTATTATGCCTTTGATGCGTTAAAGGTAATAGATTCCAATCAACATATGCTAGTTCAGGATATTCTTTTCTCGGGTAGATGTGATGGACCATTTCAGCTTTTACACTTAAACCATATCTTTTACTTTCTTGACATTCATATTGATATTGTCTCAGGATTCTATTCTTTTTCTTTATCCACTTTTTATTTCTATAGAAGTGTTCATTGTCCATTTACATCACCTCACTCCTTATACACGATAAAATTTAAACTTGCCATTCGAATCAATAAGCGTATAACCTTTTTTATCAATCACTAAATGATCACCATTGCTATACTCAACAATCATTCGATTATTTTTTATTTCTGCACTTAAAATAAAATGCTTGTTTCTTTTCTTATCTAAATATCTTGGTCTATATACCATGACCTCACCGCCTTTCTGTCTAATAATTTATCATTTCATGTACTTCTCTACATTCTCTTGTATATGCTTATCTCCCCAACTACCATAACCACAATAGACTAACTTACAAGAATCAATCTCTTTCGGTGTAGCTTCTCTCGTCATTTCAATAATTGAAGCGTTCTTCTTTATCTGCACAGACATTACAACACGTACTGAATTAGTTGAATGGTTCGGCTGTGGATATTTATGTGTTAACGATACATACCAATAGTTTTTCATGTTCTCTCTCCTAATTGTTTTTATGTACTTGATTCAATAAATTATTTCTTGATATACTATTGATAGGTAGCAACTCCTTTTTGTAAATAGCAACCATTAGCAATCCAATCTAGCGACCAACAAAAATTGTGCACGAATGCTACCTAGCCACTAGACTATGGGTTCTAGTGGCTTTTTTTATGTACAAAAAAAGACCACTCACTTACGTTGAGTAGTCTGCTTTAATTCTTTTTTCAAGTGATTTAGTTTTCTTGCATCTTCCTGCTTAATGATTTCAAATAACTTAAACATAACAATACCTCCAAACAAAAAGAGGCACTTTTAAGCTAGTGCCTCACGTGAATGTAGCAGAAACATCTATTGACGATTCTTTTATTTAAGTAGCAAAGCTACCTATTGGCGTGACAGGAATCGAACCTGCCTCTTATCTCGCTATATGCTCGTTGCATCCCAGATGCTACACGCCAACCGAAAGGATTTTTATACTATGCCATTTTTGAGATTGTCATTCCAGCAGCATAAGAATGGTTTATATCTTTGAATACCATCACTGCTGATCAATCTCTGTACGGTTTTCGCTACAGGCAGTCGAGATTTACCGCAAACTCAATATCGCTGGCAAGGATTTGCACCTTGCATGATTAGATTTATCCGATGGGCCAAAGCCCTACATACGAACTTATACGTTGTTCCAATGTCTAATCTCACGTACGAGCGTCTACCTGTTCCGCCACAGCGATAAATCACTCACAAACCTGTAGAAAAAAGAGAGAGGAATCCCCCCCATTTCTTTTAGTTTGAGAACGTCTGATTTGTGAGTGATCATTGCAACTTACATAGCGCTATCTTGACAAGTGCTTTCAGCGTACGTCTACGTGTAAGCTTCATGCCAAGCTTATTGCAATATTTTGCTACCTAGACTAAACGAGACAGAAAGAACTGGACTTTCCACATCCTTATTCTTTATTTTTTGTAGGTAGCCTCCAAAGATAAGCGAAACGGAGCTAAGATAGGTAATGCATGCCTTACCTCGTTTCCTTATCTTTCGACACTACTATAATACAACATTGCTCGACCGATTTGCGTCGGAAAAAGTCGGAAAAAGACCAAAAATTTTATTTTTCAGAATCAAGAGTTTTTTTCTCATCAATAAGAGGTTCTGTCTCATCACTGTAAATCAATAATTCTATCTCCTTACAAAATTGAATCAATGCTAAACGACTCTCTTCAACAACAGTTGTTTTACTAAGATACTTGCTTTCTGCTATATCTTGTACAGCTATTCCATGAACATATCGAAGCATAAAAATTTGCCTTCTTCTATTAGTACCACCATTTTTTAAAGGATTACAAATTGCTAAATAGCCTAATGAAAATAGTTCCTCTAATTCCTTGTATTCATCCATATACTCTTCTCGTTCTATTACAAAGCGTTCAGCATCACTTGAATACTCTTTATTTGTTGTGGAAGGAATCAAACTAAATGATTGAGTCATTTTTGGTAATCTATTTTTCCCAACTTTTTCTCGAACAGAACCATAGGCTGTCATAAAGGTTTCAAAATTCTTTCTTGTCGCTTTCATATCGATTTCTTCTGGGTCTGGAATTTGATATTTTTCTACATCAAAAAGTACCATGTTATGATTCCTCCGTTTGCGATTTGTGGTATAATAACTATGTCGAAAACATTACTCACAGTCGGAGCAATCCGGCTTTTTTTTATTTACTCTTATTGAAATTTCATATTTCATCATGATATAATACGGACAACTCAATTCATCTTGAGTGGTGTCATCTAGAAAACTCGACTAGAAAAAACTAGTTGAGTTTTTCTATTTATGATAAAATATTTTTATTGTGACCAATGTTTGGGGCAAAGTAACCTCACATATCACAAGCTACCACTTTTCTGGTAAAATATTCTTCTTAGTCAACCAGTGGTCGGTTGGCTTTTTTGTTTTTGTGCTCTACTTAAGAAACGTTATCCCATAGGTCCATTTGAGGTAAATAGCCTTCATCTTTTAACAAGTTGTAAATAAACAATCTACCTTTCTGCGTCCACTTCGTACTCATCACTATTTTAACTGTATTATCCGATTGCTTAATTTCGCTTGTATGAGATTTAGTATATCCACAATTCATATGCTTTTTGTAAAGCAACCATTGTCCGCTAACTTTTCGTTGTACGCCTAATTGATGTAATAGTTTATTTAATTGGATAGCCGACATGCCATAATCTGCTGCAATTTGAGAAGTCGTGACTGTATCTTTTGAAGCTAAAATTGTTTCAAGATAGGTGATTTTGGGTTCATACTCAACTACTTTTTGTTCAAGCATCATTTTTTCTTCTTCCAAGTCAGCAGCTAACCGCAGGGCTTCCGCAAACGAACTTGGAACATTCGTATAGCTACCTGTTTTCCTAATTTGCGGTAAGACCTCTTCCATAACCCACTCTTCAAATTGCTCGGCATTTGGAAGATTAGATTTTATTACTAGTCTGTAAATATCAGATTCAGGAATAACTTTAAACGATTGACGACGACCTAGCGAATCGCTACCCCATGTTTTTATAGCTTTTTTACAATGTTTGTTAGTAGCATCACTTGGATTTTTATAACCTAATGTTTTAGCGACATCATTTGCTACGAAATATGGAACTTCATTTATAAGCATTGTTCGCACTTCTTGTTGTCCAAAATTAAAAATTTGTGGTGTATTCATTTCCTTTAACTCCCTTCTTCATCTGCATACTCCTTTACTTCAATCAAATCTCTCTTCATAAACCAAAACACTTCACCGTTATCAAATTTAATCAATAAAGCGAATACTTTTCCATCCACTTTATCAATACACTCGCCGATTTGTCCTTTCGGAACAATACTGCTATATCTAGTTTTGTATTTCATCTACAAATCCCCCTGTAATCGCTAATAGCGAACCTATTAGGGCGCTCATACTATTTTTAGTAAATATTAATTCAATTTCGTCGGTAGTATTTGAACGTAAGCCTATGATTTCACGCTTAGCAATAATTTTATATTCGCCATTTTCTAATTTCTCTATTCTTAATGATTCTTCTGAAAAATTATTAACACTCTTTGCTATAACTTCTATTGCCATTTATTCTTCCTCCATCTTCACAGCAAACGGCCAATAGCGCTCGTCAACTGCTTTGATTTCTTGTTCAGTATATTTTTTTGCTTCTTCTATACTTTCTGTAACAGGTATACAAAAACCAAATCTCATATATCCAATTTCTGGCAACTTCACATAATAAAGCGGCTCTTCCTTGACTTCGTAGCCGTCAAGCCATGCACGAGCAAACACTTCAGTATTATTATTCATCCAAGATGCTAAATCAGGCTCATTACATGACCTTAAAGCTTTAATGATCGCAGCACCTAGACCGCCTACTTCATAATCTCTTTTTCTTATTTCTATATACTCCGCCACGAAATTCGGCACCACAGCTTTTTTCGATTCTTTTAGTTGTTTTGCTAAGCTAATTGCTTTTTCAACAGCATAGTTAGCGCCTCTCAAATAATTATAGCTATCCGTAGGAACTTCTAAACATTCTAACTCTTCAATCAATTCTTGTTTATTCATCACTGTTTCTCCCTTCTTTCATATAAAATCACGCCAGCTAAATCCAACACTGCGCATATAGCACAATTCATTACATACCAAGTATCTTTTTTGATATTCGACCTTAAAACTTAATATGCTCCCACATTCCAAACAATGAAGTTTTCCTTTTTTGTCTGAATATCCGTTTTTAATTAGCCACTTTTTTAACTGCTTATTTTTTTGGCGTTTATTCATCGCTGGTCCTCCTAAATCAAGCCGCCGTCAATCAATAATACTTCGCCGTTTTCTTCAAGATTTTCTAACTGATTGAAAGCTTCTTCTGCGCCAGTTTTGTCAACCTCTTCAGTATGACTTTTAGCAAGCATTTTGAACGCTTCGTATTTATCAATTGTTTTCATATCATCGAAAAATTCTTTTTCGTCTTCTACTTCGCAAACAATATCCTTGTAAAGTTTTAAACATTGTTTTTCATCTTCAGCAGCAATTAATGCATAATAAGGGTCCTTAATTTCGTAAAATTTCATTTTGCTTCCTCCTGTTCATCGAAAATAAACGAATATTTTTCTGAGCTTACGATATGGTAAAAACCATCGCACGTTTCCACTTTATATAATTCGTTCTCGCCAAATTCTCCATATTGTTTTAACCGTTCAATATTTTTGGCATATACAGGTACCTTTGACGGGAATCTCGAAATATAGTCGCTTAGTATATATGCAAATTCACCTGTCGAATCATTTATTACAGCCACACATTTGAACATCACTCTTCCTCCTGTTCAAGGGCCCACTGGCTAAATGCTTGTAAAACTTGTAATTGCCCAGTTTTTGACATATATCTGTAACTTCTATAGACAGGTCTATCACGATAGTATGGTTTTATAGAATTAACTCTCAGTCTCCAAAACAATTCTATAGGTTCAATATTTGTGACTGTATATTTTTCTTTCAACCAATCCAGAACAATCTGCTGATTTTCGTTTAGATATGGTCTTTTAAAACCTTTTACGATGTATAAAACATCTTCTGCTGACATATTTCCTTCTTCAACACGATCCATCTCAAGTTGACGTTCAATTTCTTTTATTAGTTCATGCATTTAATTTCCCTCCAATAATTCTGGATTCTCGTGGATATTTCCGATAATTTCTACATCACCATCAAATTGAATCAAAGGATAATACATATTGTTAGCTAAAAGCTGAAAAGCTCCTTCATAAAATACAACTACTCCTATTTGCGGATTATGATGCTTATCGAATAATATATCTCCTTCAAAAATTTCAACGCCGTTCAGGTCTTTCAAACCTGTAGATTGCATAATCACTGCTTGTTTATCAACTTCAAAATAATCACACCAGCCTTCAACTCTTACATTTGTTCCTTCAATACCTAAAAAGCTATGCCCTCTCGTATCAAAAGCTAACACATCTTGCATTTCTAATTCTTCTTTTAACCACGCTCTAAATTTTGGAATCATTTTCTTCACTCGCTTTCTAAAATAATGACAGCTGTTCTCCAGTTCATATAAATAGCCCCATCGGGATATTCGACAACATTTTTTCTTGAGAAGCTTCATACATCTCTTTCTTTATTTCAAAACCATAAGCATTTCTATTAAGCTCTGCAGCCGCTCTAAGTGTAGAACCACTGCCAGCACATGGATCAATTACAACATCTCCATAATCTGTAAAAATTTCAATTAATCGTTTAATAACAGGTATTGGTTTCTGGGTCGGATGTATTTTTGGATAGCTGTTATCCGTTTCCCATTCAAACCAATTTAGAACCATACGGCCGTCGTTATTGAATTTCGGAAGTTTTTCTCTATAAAGAACGAGCGCATATTCTGTAGCTCCCACAACTTTCATATTCGCTTTTAATACTTGAGGACTGGACTTCTTAATAAAAACTAGTGGAATGTGATTGTTAAAGCCGTACTTTTTACCATAGTCAATCACCATTTGAAGCTGTTGAAAGGCGCAAAATACTATCATAGCTGGCGCTTTTCCAACTTCTTTAGGTTCTTTCTTTAACATTTTTGAGCAAAAATGCATAAATTCTGAAATTCTAAAATTCTCATCGGTATCAAAAAAACTTTTATTCGCTTTATCCGATTCTCCATTTTCAATTTTCCCACCCTCATACCATGCAGAACTTGATGCATATGCATTTTTGCCTAGATTATAAGGAATGTCTGCAATAACTAATTGCGCTTTCGGTATGCCATATCTTTTATAATTTTGAAAATGATCGTTAAATAATTGTATTTTCGTTTCTCTCTGCATAATTTCAAAGGAGTAAAGAATTCTTTGTGGTCGACCAAACCTCCACTCCTTTCGCTTATTTCTTCTTTATTTCAGCTAACTTTTTCGCAACACTTTGCCCGTTTTTGTTGCATAACGGACAATAAAAACCTTTTTGATGTTTCAACTTATCTTTTTCCCAGACAATCATCTGTCCCTTGCATTTTATACATACCATCGCTTTTCCCTCGCTTACTGTATGTGTCGTTTGCAATAGCAGCGTTTTTTCGTTTTCGATTTCGCTTTTTGATCCGTTTTCCTCTTTTACCCATTCACTTTGACCGCCTTTGTCAAATCAAATCCTAAAGCGTTTGGATGTCCTTCCACTTCTTCTGGTTTTACATGGTAAACATCTGTTTCAATGTTAAATCCTCCAACTTCGGCAGCTTTTCTTAACACGTGACCATTCCAGCTTTTTCGGTAGCCTGTTTTTTTATTTGCCTTAGGACTTACACAACTTCTTGCACCTTCCGCAGTGGCTTCACACGGCAAAACAAATAACGCTTTGTTTTGTTCGTCTAAATACAGTTGAACCCATTCGGGTTTGTTCAATCGTTGAACTACTGGACCACTTAAAGCCAGACCGCTTTTTGAGATCGTTAAACATTCCTCTGCTTTCACTCCAAAATTTCCTGAAATAAGTAACGTTGCTGTATTTAAATTAAATTTCATGTGTTTTGTCTCCTCTACTTTGTTATTTTCTTTTCGCTTAATTATGTTTTCTATGCCGTTTGCCTTTCGCCAGTTTTGAAATGTGGTTGTTCCAAGTCCGAGAGCTTTCTTAATATCGTTCACTTGATAACCTAAGTCTAATAAGTGCTGATATTCTTCTTTCGTCAGCTTGTCAGGCTCTAATTTTGGCAATGGTCGCTTATCGTTTATAAGGTTAGAATTCAGTTGTTTGGATAATCTCTGGACCTCTTCCACGATTTCTGGATTATTCATCCACGATTCATCATCACCAGTCAAAAAAAGAATTCTCTGACGAATGGCTCTTTTTGTTTCTCTGAGTTTGTTTTTCGTCATTCCTTTTCCTCCAAACTCATAATTTCAATTTCTGTTCGTGGTCGCATACTGTACAGCTTTTGGCAAACCATCACAGCAATTTGACCATCATTTTTATACAAAATACCTTCAGCAGCATCTGTCACTGCTTTAAAATAATTGTCCAAATCAGGCTTTTTGTCGCAATATTTCCGCTCTAATTTCACTTCTAAGCGTTTCTTTTTAGAACTTAATAGATATTTAGGTGCAGGAACGTAAAACGTCACATGCGCAAAAATAGCCCCTTTTTCAATCAATTCTGGTTTTGCCTTTCGTAGATACGCTTTTACCTTTTGTTTATAAGCTCTCATTGCGCTATCTTCGTAAGTTTGAACATAATTCCCACGCCTTGCAAATCTCGGGCGACTTTGTGGCTTTGGTTCAATCGGTAGAATAATTCGCATCTCTTCCACCTCGAACCTTACAAATCGGCTTCTTTGACGAATACTCCGTTTACCATTTCTCCTTGGCGATTTTTGATTTCGCTATATGCTTGATTTAAGCATTCGTATAAATCCATGTTTTTTTGCATAGCAAGAATAATTAACGTCACAACCACATCACCAATACCATCTCTTAGGTCGTTTTCGTTGTTTCTTGCCAATGCAGCACCAACTTCTCCGACTTCCTCAATCACTTTTAGCATTTGCTTTTCAGGTTCTGCTTTATCTAAACGCTTTTCTTTCGCCCATTCTTCCACTAATTTAACTAATTCATCCATCATTTTCCCTCCAAAAAATCTTTTATTTGTCTATCAAGTTCAGCTTGTTCTTCTGGTGATAGCTTTTCTTCTTCACCGTTCGCTTGATTCATCCACTCAGGCACCTTTTCTTGTCGAACAGGTTTATTTTGATAGCTACTGATCCCTGTATTTTTTTTGCTTGTTGCTTTAAATGCTTTCTGCGCTTCTATCGCTTCTTCAAGCGTGGTTATGCTTTTATCTCTCCAATTCGCAAAAATTTTATCCACGTATGATTTTAGCCATCTCATATCTACGCTGTACTCATAAGCCTGTTTAACAGCATACAAAACTAGCTCTGGACCCCATTCTCTAATCCATGGGCCTAAAGCTCCTTTCAACAAGTTATTAGGCTGTTGTCCCCAATGGCTTTGAATAAACTCATACACACCAACATCTTCTTCATGCTCATTTATGTTTGTGTTTTCGTTTATATTTATGTTTTGTTTATGTTTATATAATGTGCTACTGTTGCGCAACTGTGTTGTACACTTTTCCGCTACTGTTTCGCTACTACTTTGTAAACTATCTTGTACACTCTCTTGTAAACTATTTGACGTAGAAAGTTTACGTACATCTTCTTGTAAACTTCCTTGTATACTATCTGATGTATAAAGTTTACATATATGGTAAGAAGTTGCTTTTCTTCCATTGGTTTGAAAATCAATTAATCCTAGTTGTTTTAATACATTTCGGTTTTTATTTATTCCTTGGCGTGAAAGACCTGCTAGAGTTTCAAGCGTTTGATTACTTGCCGTAAACCACTCACTCCATCTTGTTTTATTGTTTATGCTCATCAATGCGCGCCATAAAGCAATTTGCCCAGATGAAAGTCCCTGATTGTACATTAAATAATCGTCAAACGCTAAAATCTGCTTAATATAGTCCATCATCGCACCTCCCTAGATAAGAGGGGAAAATTCCCTCTCTTTATTTATTCACTAATTAACCTCCAATATTCAACTTCTTACGTTCTTCAACGTTTAGTTTTACTGGTTTAATTTGATACTTGTTTAAAAAGTTCTTAGTACCTATCTGATGTTCTTCTTGATGATGTTGTCGACAACCAGCGTAAAAAGTAAATGTTTCGTGATTAATCTTTTGACGATTTCGCCCCATACCAACTACCTCGATATGACAAACATCGGCATGTTTCCCACAAATACAACACTTACGATATTTAAGACAGTAATAAAACCATTTATTATTTTCTAGTAAGTATTGGTATCTCTTTTCTAGTGGCACATCGTTTTTTAGAATAAATTCGATTAAAAAACTAATCCATTCTGTTGCTTCATGTCGTGTAGCCTTACTGTGTTCAAAATACACACCGCTTTTAGCTTCGTAGTAATATTTTAAAACTCCTTCTATCCATTTAGGCTCGTCATAACTCCAACGAGCGATGTCAGCTATTAAAACATGAGAAAGTGCATTCTGTTTTTGAGACATTTGCCGATTGTCTAACAGTTCAACTTTTGCCAAATTATCATCATTGTTAGCTAGGAGATCGAGGAAATTTGAGTTAATTTCTTCCTCGAACTCGATAGCTAATTTATTTCCTTTATGTTTTATGATTTTTCCAATCATTCCATCACATCATTAAAAAATTGTTCATTTTCTAGCTTATGAATATTTCTATTGGTTAATTCCATTAGCTTATGATGTATTTCTGTGTCTAACTCTTCTATCTTTCCATCAAATTTTATAATCGTCAGAAATTGAGCTTCGACACTTTTTTCTGAAACTTTTTTTAACGCAGCTATTTTTTGGAAATTTGCTTTCAACTGTTCCAATTGTTTTTTAGTAATTTTCTTTACATTTTTTTCTTGTTTCTTGTATTCGTCTGTATCTGCATCTTTTGTATCATCAATTAGATATAATCCATTTAGCGCATACTTCCGTGCATACGAAGAAGCAGTTCCAGTGATTTGGCTATCATCCATCCCTTTCTTGGTAAGTGATTCTCTAGCGTATGCGGTGAAGCTTTCTTTTATAATGCCATCGGTTATAGTCGCAGTTGCCTTAATGTAATGCCAATCTCCGATTAGCAAAGGTTCATCTGATAGTGTCAAAAGTAATCCTTGCTCTGCATTTAGTGGCTTCACAGCATTTAGAATATCTTCTGCTGATCGATACTTATATTTTCCAAACGAGTTGTATTGCCCTTTAGGAGCTTTTAATGCTGTTTGCACAGCAATTAGTTTTTCTACAAATGTTTTTTTATCTTCTGACATGTTCTCTCTCCTCCTTATAACAAACTGACCAACGACAAGGATTTAATCGAATATAGTCTCCTGCATCAAAAAAGGTAACTTTAATGGGAATACAATCCTTATACTCATCAAGAATAAGTTCCATGTAATCTTCTGATTTCGTAATCTTTTCAATTATTTTCCCTGAAATAATATCCCTAAGCGTTACTTCTAATACTTCGTCATAGATTGTCAATACATTGTCTTTCCAATCTCTAATTTCTTCATTATCCTCTTCACTAAGCGTTTCAGGCGATTCTGTTAAATATCTATCTAGTGCATTTGCTTCTCTACGATTCATTCACAAAACCTCTTTTCTGTGTTACAATTTTTCTAGTATAATTTTTGTGTGCGACTATTTGCTTGGCGGCGTAGTCGCTTTTTTCATCATGCAATCCCTCTGCGCTCTTTTTGTTGCGCAATGTATAGTTGACTTTTTTGTTGTTTGTACCATAAATCAGCTAATCTTTTTACTTGATTTAACTTTTCTTTTCTAGTCATTACAACTCACCTCGTAAAAAATCTTTTAACAATGTATCTAGTTTTTCCTCATTGTTTTGTTTAGTTGAAGATGATTCTGCACCAATAAATGATTCTTTTATTTGTTTACATTGCGGACAATCACAATCATGAGCAAGTGCTTTTTCTTTAAGTGTTTCAAATAATTCACTAAATGCAATTGCTTGTTCAGGCAAAGAACCTGCAAGTAAAACACTGGATGCTTCCATCATTTCTGAATCAACAGTTGACAAAACAATCGTAACTTTTCCTTTCCGACATTCTTTAACAAGTTCCATTAATAAATTTTGAATTTTATCGTTCATTTTGATATACTCTCCTTAGTTAATAAATTTTGAATTTTTTTGTTCAATATTTGCCCTGTTCGTTTGCAGACGTTCGGGGCTCTTTTTGTACTATGCTTAATCTCTCTGGATAAACGTTTTTATCAGCTGAAACATACGGATATTCTTCAAACAACTTTCGCATGACTTCCGCTTGTGTTTCTCCAATCACATATGTTTCTCTACTAGCTTCGCCTATAGCTACATACATTTTTTATCGCCTCCTTTTTTAGAGTATTGATACTTTGCTTCATCCCAGTTAAAAAACCAATGGATAAAGAAAGGTGCACTTAGTGTTGCTAGTATTGGCATTGAAAAGTGGCTTTTCAGCAATACTCCTAGTACAATCATCAATAAAAATGCGCCTACTAATCGTGTTTCTCGGATTGCTTTCATGTTGTTAACCTCCTATATTTTGATATAATTCAATTGAAAGTGAGGTGCAAAAATGTTTTTTGTGATTAAACGAGCTTCTGATAAAAAATACTATTTTTTGATTAAAACTGAAGAAAATGAAATAATCGCATCAAGCAAAACTTACTACTACAAATCTTCTGTTTTAGAAATCATTGAATCCATTAAGAATGATATGAATCCAAAAGCAATCATTGTTGATACTACTTTTAACTGAGGATAAGTTAGGCTTATCCTTTTATTTTTATTTACTGATCTAGCTCACTTCTTTAAACATATCTCCGTTTCCATTAGCCATATCAATTCTTGCTTGTAATTCCAAGTCAGGCTTCCATTTAGGAATTAGAGTTAATGCTTCTTCATATCGAACTTTTGGAATATCTATATAAGAGGCTACATCGAATAATGCTTTCAATTGTTTATAGCAATTACTAAATGCTGATTGCTTAATACTTGAATCCTTATAAGCCGATGTTTTTTTGCCACCTAATACTTTGATAACAGTTGATGAAACTAGGCCTTGTATCTTTCGTTGTTGGCTTCTATTAATTGTTGTTTCTGTTTCTAGCTTATCTAAACGTTGATTTACAAGAGTCAATCCACGTTCATGTTTTAACGCAGCTTCTAATAACAATTCTGTGTTATTCATCGGTAAGTTTGATTGAGTTTTGAGCAGTTCCTCCATTTGGTTGAAAGCTTCAATGTATTTCAGTTTAAACTTAAGAGCTTTTTGACCAGTGAATCCCATTGCTAGCAGTGTGAATCCGTCACGGTTCATAATGATTTGTCTATATTTTTGTTTGTTTTGTGGATGAATGTAGCTATCTTCGTAAAATAGGTCTGCGTAATTTTCCGCACCCCCCTCTTTTAAATCATCAATCGCTGCTAAAACATCACGATGATTTTTATTAAACGTTTCTGCGACTTGTAAACTAGTTGTTACTGCTTGTTGGTTTTTCATAATTACTAGATTCTCCATTTTCTTTCCCCCTTTAAATTTCAAAAGTTTCTTTTAGAAATCTTTGTAATTCAGATCGTTCAATCCGAATATCCTGATTACTCCATTGTTGAATTTTTAAACCTTTTGAAATCCAATTATTCAATTTTTCATCGCCAATCTCTAAAATCTTTCTTACTTGCGATTTGTTAGGATATGGCGGTAATTCAATGGTTTTAGTCAATAAATTCAAACGATTTTCAATTTCTTTTAATACTATGAAAGTAATGTTATTTGCTAATTCGTTTTGAACAATTTCATCAGGAATGTTTAGCTGCATAAGTTACACCTCCTGTTTTTCGCTTTCTAGTAATTCATCGATAGAAATATTTAAATAATTAGAAACCTTTTTTAGACTTGATAAATTAGGATTTTGTTTATCCCATCTATAAATCGCATTTTCTCCTACACCTGATTCTTTTCCAATTTGTTTAATAGTTAAATTTTTCTCTAGTGCAATTTTCTTTATATTTGCCACAATAGAAACTGACATAATCACACCTCCAATCTTTTATGATAAAACAGTTGACAAAACTACCAAATATGATACTATAAACACAAAGAAATAAGCATAATAAATCCGCCAAGATTTTATACTATTTTTATTAGTATTTTTTTGCTCATTTCTTATATCTGAAATCAGTATACTATCTAATTCGGTAGATGTCAACCATTTTCGGTAGATATTTTTATTTAGTATACTTTTTTCTCTGAAAGGTGATTATATGAATACTTTAGAAAGAATAAAATTACTTGCTAAACAAAGGGATATTACTATTAAAGAACTTTCTATTAAATTAGGTATAGGGGAAAATTCTTTATATCGTTGGGATAAAACAAGTCCTCAATCAGACAAATTACAAAAAGTTGCAGATTTTTTTGATGTCTCAACCGACTACTTGCTAGGTCGTACCGAAAAGAAAAAATATTACGAACTAAATGACAAAGAAAAAAAAGACATAGCTATCCAAGCTGAAGAATTAATTGAGGGACTAACTAACGGTGAAAATCTCAATTTCTATGGTGAACCAGCTACACAAGATCAGAAAGACCGTCTTTTAATTGCTATACGTACTGCAATGGAAATGAATAAAGAAGAAGCAAAGAAAAAATTCACTCGCAAGGATTATAGAAATTGATTTAGCGGGGGGATATGATGAATTATTATGTAGAAGAAACATTTAACAAAATAATTGATTTATATCATCCGTACAGCGTTTATCAATTAATAAAAGAAGCGAATTGCAAATTACTATATGCTGATTTAGATGATGAAACAGGAGGTTGTACTCAAACAAATAATCGTTGCCATACAATTATTGTAAATGCAAACTGGCCTGAATATTATCAACAATTTGTGATACTACATGAATTTAGTCACATCAAATTACACAGCGGTTCCAGTACACCTTTTTATAGATCTCTTGGATTAGATTCTTTTATATCAAAAATGGAATGTGAAGCAAATTCTTTAGCTATGAAGTTGCTCATATATATGCAAGACCAAGATGTTTTAGAAAATTTAACTGAATTTCAAATAATGGATTATCTAGGTTTGCCTCCTGAACTAAGAAGGTATTTGTAATTAGATTTAATAATAAAAATATCTTCCATATTCAGACAACAAACCTATTGTTTAAACTAACACATAAACACGAATTTAGAGTCGTTGGAAAAGTGGTTTTATAAATTAGAAAAGAACCACCCAACCATTTTGGCTAGGTGGTTTTTATATAAATATTTTTTAGAAATGAGGAATTATTAAATGAAAAAAGTTTCTTTAGTATTTTTATCATTATTACTTCTTACTGCATGTTCTGGAAACAAAGAAGAGGAAAAAAATTCTAGTAGCTCATCTACTAAAATAAGTTCTGTAAAAAAAGAAGCAACTATAAAAGAAAAACATACTAGTAGCTCGAATATTAATAATACCAATATTACAAAATTCCAGGAGTACCTTCAAACAAATCCACAAGATTTTGAAAGCTTTGTGGATCAGTATTATTCAATTACTCCAACTACAGACCAATCGAAAGTATTTTCAGAATTAATTAAAGGAAAATCTTTTACATTCACAGGTACCGTAATTGAACCTATGGGCAAAAGAGTTGCCGTTATTGCTAATAATAAATTTTCTAATGAAACATGGACTAATTCAATTTCTTCTAGCCCTTTAGCTTCTTATGTAATATTTGTAAAAGATCTAAATAATACAAAAGATTTTAAAACTGGTGATAAGGTAAAATTCACTGGAATAATGAGTTCTGCTGGTGCAAATCTTAATTCTGTTCATGCTCAATGGGATATGAATAACGGAACAATGGAAAAAATATAAAGACTAGCCTCCGGGCTTTTCTTAAAAAATAAAAAACGAACACATGTTCTCGAAAAGAGGTTTTGTAAATGGCAATGATAAAACAATATCAAAAGAAAAATGGTGAAAAAGCATGGTACTTCAAAACATATCTTGGTACCGATCCGCTAACTGGAAAAAAGAAGTATACAACTAAGAGAGGATTTCGCACTCAAAAAGAGGCTAAAATTGCATTAGCAAGGTTAGAAATGGAAATTCAAAAAAATGGCATTCCCTCTTCCACTAATATAACATTCCAAGAAGTAGCATTTATGTGGCTAGAAAATTATAAAAATACCGTAAAAGAAAGTAGCTACTCTCGAACAGAAATAATCTTCAGAAAACACATACTACCTTCATTTGGAAAAATTGAAATATCAAAAATTTCAACTGCTTATTGTCAGAAAATCGTGAATACATGGCATTCAAAAGGTAGTTCAAAACAATATCCCCTTTTTATAAATTATATGAATCAAGTCTTCAAATTCGCTATTAACATAGGGGTTACCAATCAAAACCCAGTGATTAATGTAATAGTTCCTAAAAATCAAGATATTATTACATCAGAAAAGAAAATTAAATTCTATACAAAAGATCAACTTCAAATATTTTTAAAAAGTATTGAACAAAGCGAAAGTACCTACATTACAATAAGAGATTATACATTATTCAGATTATTAGCTTTTAGTGGATGTAGGATAGGGGAGTTGTTAGCTCTTACTTGGGACGATTTAAACATTAAAACTGGTGAACTACAAATCAACAAAACAATTGCTAAATCTGACCATTATTATGTATCAAATACTCCAAAAACAAAAAAATCAAACAGAACACTAATATTAGATGCAAAAACAATAACTATCTTAAAAAAATGGAAATTAGAGCAAAAAAAATATCTTCTTAAACTTGGTTATACACAACCCTCACGTATTTTCACCAATGAAGAAAATGAATTTACAATAAATCAAGCTATTACAGATAGATACAATATTTATCGTAAAAAGGCTAACTTACCAAACATTGGGCTTCACGGATTTAGACACACGCATGCATCTTTATTATACTATGCTGGTGCAGATCATAAAGAAGTTCAGGAACGATTAGGACATGCAAACATAAAAACAACTTTAGATACTTATACACATCTAACAAATGATGGAAAAGAAAAAACTACCGAAAAACTATCAAAATACATCGGCTTTTAACTAGTATGGTCAAAAGTATGGTCAAATATTTTTCAAACCAACAAAAAAAGCCCAAACCTTTGATAAACAAAGGCTTGAGCTATTACA